TATTTATATAAAAGGAAACATGTAATGTCAATTTGTGGTGAAATAGAAAATGTTGAGCGTGAAATAGAGCAAGTAAAGGCACTTACTTGGGGTGAAGATAACAAAAAACTAGTCGATAGCGCACTAGCCCAAATCAATGAACTTGAACGACGTAAGAAAATGCTTGAAGAAATCTAGTGTATCTTTTATGTTACAGTATAAAATAAAATGCACTTGGCATGCATTTTTTAGTGTACATTCGATATGTTTCGCTGTATAGTAGTATCAAGAGATAAAAAACAAAAGGAAATATATTATGGTTCAAGTTACACACGATTACGGAATGTTTTCAACTGCTGGTAATAATGCAGTTCAAGGTCTTGTTAATGCAGTTGTTGCTATGGCTCCAAGAGCTAAAGATAGCGAGCTTACAGACTATGCAGAAAGACTACTCCACTCTTTATCATTTGTTGAACTTTATAGCGAATCTTGGGATACTATGGTTCGTGAAAACTTCTTTGCTCAAATCAACTATGAATTAAGATAATGAGAGTTGTTATAGAAAATATTATGATGAAATGTGGCTGCACTCAAGAGTCAGCCGAAGATATTGAGTTTCATATAGTATATGACTATGGTAAATTTCCAGAAGGTTGGGCTGAAGCAGTTGATGAAGCTCGAAAAAAAGTAACAGTGATACCTGAAAGTGGTTTAAAACATGAATGGTGATGTGACAAAGTGTCACACTTATGCATTTAACGGTGTACATTCGATAAGAACCAGTATAGGATGGTTTTATATAATATGAAAAGGAATACAAATTGATTACACAGTCACAACTCGCAGATCGTCGTATGATGATTCAAGCAGCAGCAGAACGTATGCGTTCTCGTAAAGCTCAAATGTCTCGTATCAAAAAAGCAACTACGCGTGTAGCTTCTGCAGTTTCTCGCAAAGTCAAGCCAAAAAAAGCTCAAGTTACTGGCTTCGAAGATGCAGGCACTAATCCAAATCATTACACAGATGCGTCTAAGTATGCCAAAGAATACTATGGCCAGCGTTACGAAGATACTACTCGCTGGGATAATGTAGGCGATCACACAGATTGGAACTAATATGACTATGCATCTTGTTCGTGGTATGAGTACCACTAGCACTAAAAAGCGTAAATCGCGCAATAAAACAAAGTCGCTTCTCAATGCAGAAGCTTCTCTGAATAAATACTATTCTAAGCTAGGTATAGGTAAAACTAAATCTAATGCTTGTCTCGATATTCCAGATTATCGACAACACAAAAATACAATACCTACTGCTGGAAGTATGATTGGCAACGGATCAAGAAAAGAGTCGACTCAATACACTGGCACAGATATAGTTGGAATTGCTACTATGCATAAATCTAATGCTGTACCTATTCGTAGAGGGACGAACGAAGCAATTGAGATTGCTAATATGGGGAATTAATATGACAGATCTATTTAATAAATATAAGGAGGCTTTAACAAACGGGCACTGCACAGTACACTTTATGAAAGTCTCAGGCGAAGAACGGACTATGAGATGTACGTTGAAAAAAGAAGATATACCATCAGCATCAAAGTCTGATCCACTATCGCAGACAAAGATAAGAGAACTATCAGAAGATGTACTTCCGGTATGGGATCTTGATGCTAAAGGATGGAGATCTTTTAGAGTTGATAATGTAATAACTTTCAAAGAATAAGGAATATAAATGGATCCAACAATATTAATATACGCATTAACTGCATTGATAGGATATGTTTCCTATCTAATAGGAGTTGGCCAACGCGAACGAATAATTGCACAATGTGTGGAATATCTCATTAAAGAAGGATATCTTTTGGTAGACAAAAACGGCGATATAAAGGTAGTAAGATAATGGCAGTGAGACGTATTGTAGCGAAGAAGAAAAAGAAGGTAGTATCCAATAGACGTGCTAAGACTGGCATTGGAGCGGCACCAACTGATAGCTGGCGCTGGTTCGCTGAATATATTCGTATGGATCTAGATCCAAAAGATATTATGGCTATTCTGAAAACTTATGTTAAAAAGAATTGCCCTAAAGGATATCTGAATGTGCCTGACTGGCATTTTAGAATGTATCGTATGCAGGCTGCAAGTATATTGTGGAAAGAAAAAGGTTTAGAGTTTCCAAAGAACCACAACCATGATCGTACTATTGCACTGTGGATAGAAGATATTGAGAAAGCAATTGCTAAGAATACTTTTGTAGAAGAGAATACTTCACTTAAAAGAAGTCCTGCACAAGTTCTTCGACTTAAACAAGAGAATATAATCGGCTCAATTGAAGAAGTATTAGACAATGGCATATATGATCCAGCTGGATTTTCGCCATACGATGAACTTATAAAAGATAATCATGCACAGTCGACTGCAAAAGCAGTGGCAGAGTATTATAAACCAGTGCTTGAAGAAGCAAAAGAATTAGTTGAAAAGAAAACTCCAGATCTAGTTGAAGCATTTAATCATATGAGTACGACAGTACGTAAGAAGTATCTTGCATTCCTAGAACACATTGTAGCAGATGCTACACGTTATATGATGGCAAAGAAAGCGACACGTAAGGTATCAGTACCTCGTCCTAAATCAGCATACTCTCAGATCGCAAAGATGAACTATGCAAAAGAGAGTGCAGAATATAAGATCACATCTATTGATCCATTACTGATTGTAGGTGCACGTAGAGTATGGACATTTAATACTAAATATAAACATCTGACTGAGTTCGTATCAAACGAACGTGATGGCTTCACTGTAAAGGGTAGTACGTTACAGAAGATAGATGGTGATAGAACGCGTAGGATTACGCTACGTAAGCCAAAAGAGTTTCTACCTATTATACAAAGTAATACTCAGAAACAAATAGAGACAGCATATCGTCAACTAACTACTAAGTCGCAACCACGTTCTGACGGACGTATAAATAAAGATACATTAATAATGAGAGTATTTGAAAAATGACAGAAGAAACATTTCTAAATAAACCTAATTTCACTAAAATGGTCGAGAACACCGTACTAGATACAAAACAATCCTATATGGATGCTGTACTAGATCTGTGCACTAGACTAGATATTGATCCGATTGATGTGAAGAAATTCGTATCACCGGTCATACAAGGTAAGATTGAAGCGGAGGCAATGACGCTCAACCTTATTCCAAGACAAAATACATTGCAATTCGACTAATATAATTGTTTACATTTCAGTAATAATATGTTATAATAAATTTATACTTCAGCACATACAAGGAAAATACATGAGCTTTCAAAATTTAAGAAAAAATAAAGATTTAATATCTAAACTAGTCAACGAAGCCGAGAAAGTCGGCGGTGGCGAAAAGAAAAACTACGGTGATGATCGTGTTTGGAAACCTACAGTCGATAAGGCTGGCAATGGTTATGCCGAATTCAGGTTCCTACCAGCTCCAGAAGGTGAAGACCTACCCTGGGTACGCTATTGGGATCACGGATTTAAAGGTCCGACCGGTCAATGGTACATCGAAAAATCACTCACATCAATAGGTAAAGATGATCCGGTTGGTGAACTGAACTCCAGGCTTTGGAACTCAGGTCATGATGAAGATAAGCAGACTGCACGTACTCAGAAGAGACGCTTGCACTATGTTTCTAATATCTACATTGTATCTGATCCAGGTAATCCAGATAACAATGGTAAAGTATTCTTATTTCAGTATGGTAAGAAAATCTTTGATAAGATTATGGATGTGATGCAGCCTACATTTGCAGACGAAAAACCTATGAATCCATTTGATTTCTGGGAAGGCGGTAACTTCAAGTTGAAGATACGTCAAGTCGAAGGCTATCGTAACTATGATAAGTCAGAGTTCTCTAATACATCTGTACTTGATGAAGATGAAGCTAAGTTGGAAACCATCTATAATATGATGCATCCGATTGGTGAGTGGGCAGATCCTGCGAACTACAAATCATATGATGAACTCAAGAAGAAAATGAATATGGTTCTTGCCATTACAGATTCTCCGACGAT